CTGGTAGAAGACCTTACGCTTTGGCGCAAGGCGTGCTTCGTAGTTGGCAATGAGTGCGGCAATTGCTCGTGACGAACCAAGCACCTGCGCTGGTGCAAGACCAAGGAGCAGGTCGTTCAATCCCGTTGCCACAGCAAGTTCTCGGTCAAGTCGACCGATGTATTGCTCAATCTGGAACGATGGAATGAACGGCTGGATAGCGCGGAGTTCATTGCCAGGTCCAGGCGTCGCAACGCGACCTGGCTTTGGCAGCGCGTTCGGCGGAACTTCGTCAGGAGCCTCTGGTCCAACGAGCTGCCACATCTGACCGCCAACGATGGACTGAATCATCTGTGCCATGGCGGTGACTCGCTCGTCCTTTTCGCGGAGAAGTTGCTCGGCATCGTAGAGTGCTGGCTTACCATATGGGCTGCCAGGGATCTTGCCGTTTGGCAGGTGAACATACGGAATCTGCCCCTGATACTCAGGGTGCGCGTCGTTCTTTACCATGGTGTTGCCGACGAAGATGGCATTGTACACAAGCGGAGCCTTACCTGGCTTGGTTGGCACCTTGTACCAGTAGTCGTAGACCTCGACCTGCATCTGCTCGTAGGCAGTTTCGCGTCGGAGCGGATTGCGCTCAAAGGTGTTTGACCACACGTTGCCGATTGGATCGTCATGCGTGCCACGAGTCGTGTATGGGAAGTACTTGTCGCCCTGCTTGACGGGGATAACATCCACGCCGTAGTCCTCTTGGACAGATTGCGGCGACATCCCGTAGCAGTAGAGTGCCCAGTCTAGACGATTGAAGTCGCTATCACCGAAGCCAAGGTAGAGGTTCTCTGGTCGCTCAATGACGCTGATCTTTGGCAGTTCGGCAACTGGATCCCAGTACACCTTTGCCGCCGTGTGGCCATAGAGTTCCTTGAGAAGTGCAGCGTGCTCGTGGAGCAGGTCCATCTCATTGGCGTCCCACCAGCGGAAGTAGAGTCGCTCGCGCAGTTGCGCGGCATCGCGTTCTTCGGCGGTTGGTCCAGTGGCAACATAGTTGACGACTGGTCGCACAGCCTGAATAGAGGCTGGAATCTGGACATAGGCATGATGGATGTTGACCGAGACGTGCGCTCGACCAGCAAGTCGCGCACCTGGATCCTCTGCCCAGTGGTCAGCACCGCCAAGGGTGATGGTTTCTGGGTGATAGAGGTTGTCCATGCGGCGGAAGAGCGAGCGGAGTCGGTTCTGCTCTGGCTCCACCAACTGCTTGCGACCAAGGATCTCTTGAAGAAGCAGGTGTTCTTCGTTCTGGTTTGGATCAATGCCTTGTCCACTGAGCGCGGTCTCAGACATCTTAACCGAAGCCTGTTCACCAAGGGTGAGCTTCTCAAAGTTGGGCTTGATCGTGCGAACTACTGGAGCCTTGCTGGTTGCATTGACTGCCGCTGGTGCCGTGGCAATCTCACCGCCAACGCTCTCCGCTCGTGGCGTGTTGAGCAATTCCTTGATTCGCGCTCGCGTGAGCGGACTATTTGGCGTTTGAGCAGCAGGTGCTCCAGGTCCACCAGAGACATTGACCTTTGATGGAGAAGTCGCAACCGTACCGCGAGTCGTCGTCTTATTTGGCGTCTGTCGTGCTGGCTTCCCTGCACCACCGCTTACATTGCTGCCGTTGAAGTATTCTGCCGTTGCTCGAAGTCGGTCAAGCGCATCAACAACTCTGCTCTTCTTCGGAGCAGCATCTGTCGGAAGAGGATTCTGGTTTGGCTTGCTGAAGAGGGCTTCGTTCTCGCTACCAGCCGCGCCCTTGAGTCCTGCGTCAAATGCAGAACCAGCATCAACGCTTGGCTTGCTCGTTGAGATGAGACCAGCAGGAGTTGTGCTGATCGGCTTGCCCTTGATCTGTGGAAGATTCGGCTGACCGCCAGTAAGGTTCGTTCTAATTGGAGCGGCAGTAGATGCCGAAGTAATGACATTATTGCCCTTGGCAATATTCTTTGCCTTGGTATTGGCTGTGCCAATAGAGGCAATCTGCTCAGGCGTGGCAATATCAGGGTCAGTCGTGTACTGCGCTGGGATCGCTCGCGTTCCCTGGAACGCACGCGGAATCTTTCGTACCTTGTCGGCCATCAGTCACTCACTCCAAAATATGTGAACACTGGATCGTTCACGGGCTTCTCTGGGTTCCTCAAAGCGTGTCGCACAGCGATTGCCAGTGCCATCACTGCATCTTGCTCAAGCTTCTTATCGTCCAATTTGTAGGTGAGGAGTTGCCTTCGCAACTCATCCCACGCACCGCCAGTTGGCAGTTCGATTTGTCCCTTGTCTAGGACCGCCTTCAAGTCATTGAGGAGTTCCACCTTCTTTGCCTTAGTGCCACCGAAGTCAAATCCTCGGAGCGGCTTGATGATGCTGAACTCCTGCTGAAATAGTCGTCCACCTAGTCCTGTGGAGTCGACGATGGTGGTGCAGTACGCACCGTCTTGTTGGTAGAGGAGGTGTCCTTCGCGGACCATATTCACGACGGCAGAGATGCTCTGCTTTCCGCCACGCTTACGAATCCGCGTACCGCGAAGGCACTTTCTTTCAGTAATGTCGAGTGTGATCGCCCACGTTGCGTCATGTGAAATCCCTGGGTCTACACCCTGGACATACTTATGGTGACGTGTCGGGCCTGACTCTTCGACTCCTGATTTAAACACTGCTTGAATGGACTGAGACCAGAAGAATGCGTCTCGCGCCTCAATGAAGAATCCGTCAATGTTCTGCGGAATAAGGTATTCCGCCTGCTGACGAACCACATCATCAAAGTTCTCTTGCGTCAGTCCGTATCCGATGTTATCCCGTGTGGACAATCGGAACGAGATGAACTTGTTATCGCGGGCTGGGTTGTCGGGATTCCCCTTCTCCCAGAGATCCGCGTATTCGTTGAATCCCTCAGTCGGCGTTCCAATGAAGTGAAGTGGTCCGCCAGTAGAGAGTCGTCGTAAGTTTAGCACTTCTTGGTAGATCATGAGCAAATGCGGCTCAAACGCCGCCTCGTCAAACGAGATGCCGTTCATGTCCTTACCCAGGAGAGCCTTGGCTCGATCCTGCGTCGTGCGGAAGTGGATGCTTGCCCCACCCACGATGGGGTTGAACTTGATCCACGGATACTCACCGCGATACTTCTTGGTGGTCTCTACGATCTTACCAAGTTCTCTGACCATAGGGCAACCACGACCTTTTTGTGCTGGGTGCTGGCCAGTGAGGATGCTCTCAATCTCGCGGAAGACTAGCTCTGCGGTCTCCTGCTGAATACCAATGTGGAACCAATCGTAAGGGGATTCCAGCCACTCAAGGTGGGACTTGGGATCACCATATTTCGGGTTTGGAAGTCCCAGTTTGTACAGGGCGTGGTGGAAACAGACCACCGCCATTGCCATCGTTTTACCCGCACGGTTGCCAGCGGATACGACGGTTGTGATGTATTTCGGTCGGTACCCAGATTCGTCACGCTCGGAGCAGGACTTCCACCATGCAACCTGTCCAGGGTTCCCCTCAATGCCAAGCCACCTGCGAGCAAAGAACTCGATGTCAGAGCGACCGCGAGCCAGATCGACCGCAATTTCATTGGCTAACTGCTTCAAGCCTTATTGCGCTTACTGATCGCGGCTGCCTTTGCACGGGCATCCGTCTTGCTGCTGGCACCCCAAGCCTGAAGGCTAAGGAGTAAGCGCGTCGGTCGACCTTTCGCGTCGCGCTCAGGACCAGGCATATTTCCCATACGGGCAAGGAATGAGGCTCGTCGCGGACTATCGCCACGCTTCACAGGAGCCTTCAACGTGCCGCCAGTCTGTGCTTTATAAGAAGCACGGCCTTTAGCATTCAATCCGCCCTGCGGATTCTTACCTTCCTTGCGTTGCCATGCGGCACTCTTCGGCATCACTTCACCTCATTATGGAAATATAGGACTTTTGGTAAAAACTCAATCTTACCGCCAAGGCTGGCAAGTCGATTGATGAAGGTTCCGTCCGCTTCATAGTGGCGATCTAAGTATCCAGCTTG